TCGGGTCAATCAATGGAGCACTGGAGAGCACAACAAATATTCATCGGAATGTGCATTGCTAGAAGGACCCGATGTGACCATGTATCTGCTGTCTAAACAATACACTTGACCAACTGTGACAATTCTGTTACACTGTATAAACAGTAAACAAAAGGAGTAGCAAATATGGCCCGCATTGATCGCCCAACAGCCTACAGAGTAGACCTTATTGAATACGAGCGCGGTTGGGGCAGCAAAGTAGACGAAACTCTGTACTTCGACAACGAAGCAGAAGCAGTGGAGTATGCCAGGGCATTCAACGCCAAGAACGTTTCCAAGGAAGTTCCAGACTGGTATATGGTTGCTGACTATCGCGGCAAGATCTAAACTAAAGTACTACATAATAACCCTATAGAAATATAGGGTTTTTCTTGACCAACTAGCCCGTTTTGCGTTATAATAACACATAGACAGCAACAAACAGGAGTTTGAAATGAGCAAGCAAGATTACACCATGTACATCTACAAAACAGACAAGCGTACCAAAAGTGGCGAGCGTCTGATTAGTACTACTGTTTGGGCAGACCGCACCAAGGACACAATGGACAACGAAGTGCGCGGACTGCGGGCTCAACTGTACCCTACGCTCCAGGGCTTCCGCATTGAAGTGGTGCCCACAATGAAAACTGTGAAGAATTTGATGACTGGCAAGGAAATCCAGATCCCACATGATACACCTCGTAGCTGCGATCCTTCCAGCGAGCTCTATTGGAGTATGTAAATAAATAATTGCATGTTTAATAAACTTGTAAAAATGTTTAAAGAGCCTGAGCAGGGCATAGTGAACCTCAGTTTCATAGCGTTAAATGAATTTGACGAACCCTATGAAGACTTTGCCACTGTGCCCTATCATGATGAGTTTGATCCAAAAATTGTAGAGTCTAAATTTAGAAAATTCATGCTGTTACGCAAGCACTTGGTATTAGAGATTACTGTACTCAAAGTGGTCAAAACGTCAGGTTAAAACCAATACTTGAGTTTGCAGTTCTAATATACTTTAGTACACAAATCAGCACCGTCGGACGTTTTACAGCAATTCTTTTCCGCTAGGCGCACATAGGCCCACAAGAATCTGTTTTGCTATTTTGGTTGACCAAATACGTCCGTTTTGCTATAATATACACTTAGCAACAAAGGAGTCACAATGACACTTCGAACACTGATGATTGAGCGTATCCTGTTTGCTGCCGACGAAGCAGAACTTGACAGCCGATTCCAAATTGGCTCTCAAGAAGTCTACGAAATGGCAGATCTTGATTTGTTTGAACTGTACGAAGCTTTGTACTTGCCTGAACAAATCGGTTGACCCAAACTGTCCGTTTTGCTATAATACACACATAGCAAAGCAAAAAGGAGTACAAAATGATAGTTTTTTCTGTACTGAGACACATAGACTACGAAGGTCAAGATCTACTGGGCGTGTTTGGCTTGCGTGAGCAGGCTGTAGAGTTTGCTCGTGCTCGGATAGACCGTTGGAGCCAAATGGGCATAGTGGAGTCTGAGTTAGGTCGAGAAATAGACTTCTTGGCTCAAGTTGATTGGGTTGAACAAGGAGAGTAGCATGGAAAACTTCACAATGGATCAAAGTGGTATGGATGTAGTCCGCAAGGCACAAGTCTATGCCATGGCTGCTCACGCCGCAGTTGGACAACGGCGCAAGTACACCGGTGAGCCCTACATCGTTCACCCTGCAGAGGTAGCAAAGATCGTAGCTGGTGTTCCGGGTAGCACTCCTGACATGGTTGCGGCTGCTTGGTTGCATGATGTTGTGGAAGACACTGGTTGCACATTCACTGACATCCATATGGCCTTTGGTATCGACATCGCTGCCTTGGTTGGCTGGTTGACTGACGTTAGCAAGCCCGAAGATGGCAATCGTGCTCATCGCAAGGCGTTGGACCGTATGCACACTGCTGCCGCACCTGCTGAAGCACAGACCATCAAGTTGGCAGATTTGATCAGCAACAGTCGTAGCATCATGGCTCACGATCCTGCTTTCGCCAAGACTTACTTGGAAGAAAAGAGATTGTTGTTGGCTGTGATGACTCGGGGTGATCCGGGTTTGCACGCCGAAGCCAGTCGATATGTAAGTGCTTGATGTACATTACAAATCGCTATGATTCAATCAGACTGCCCTACAGTGAAGAACTGTTAGAGTGGCTGATTGAAACTTATCCTTTCTCAGAATATCGGGTGGTAGAATGACCTCAGTAAGAGTAATTCCCAGATATGTTGATCATCTATGGTATCCTATACTGGTAAAGTTCGCTGGGTATTACCACATTATAGAAATGCAAGGCCGTGATGTGAATGAATGGAATGACATGGCGAGGAATCAAAAATGAAAAGTCATGAAGAATTAGATATTCGTAGAGCTATTATCTTTGCCTTTGGCGACAAGCCAGGTAGACTGAAAAAGGTTCTCAAGGTGTTGGAAAAGATGATTCCAGAAATGCAGGAACTGCAAGAGGAACGCATGGCAGATTATTACATGGGAAGAGGACCACATCCATGAACGAACGAATTGGTAAACTTGCTGTCGAGGCTGGAGCATATTGGGACCATGGCGATTGGAATATGCCGTCTTCTGTGTATTTTAGTGAGAGAGATTTAGAAAAATTCGCCGAGTTGATTGTTCGAGAATGTGTTGGTGTTGTAGAAGGTGGTAGTTTCCTGCACAACCAAGCACCAACTGCTATCTTTGCTAGAGAATGCAGTAGTGCAATTAAACGACATTTCGGTGTTTAAGTATGAGCAAACATCCATCATATTGTTGCCAGCGATGCGGAGAACTAATTGGTTGGCTAGGTCGAGTTATGCCCTTTCATAAATGTAAAAATTTCGGAGTTGAATTGTGAAACAAGTTGTATATCGCAGCAGTGTGTTGGCCAAAGGCAGCACTGCACTAGAACTATGGGAACTATGGCAGCGAGAAAAGTCAGACCGTAATACTGCACAAAAAAAGCTGGATACACATATGAAGGATGTCGAACAGCGACATCGGGAACTATTGGAGAGATACAAATAATGCCGTGGATTGAAAATGTAGCAGCTGATGATATCCCCAAAAGGTTTCATCACGAAGCTGGCGAGAACAGCATGCTGATCAGCATTGTGGATCCAGCCAGCTGGCGTCCTACACCTGCACACAAGTTTAAAGAAATTCACAATTTTGAGTTTCTGGATGTAGAGGAAAAGGATCAGGTGCTGGAAGAATCTATGCGGTGCAGTCAAGAGCAGGCCAATGAGCTGGTTCGGCTATTGCAACATGCAAAGGACAATAGAATGAATGTTGTGGTACACTGCTTTGCTGGCATCTGTCGTAGCGGTGCAGTTTGCGAAGTTGGAGTCATGCTGGGATTTGAAGATACTGGTAGATTCCGTAGCCCCAACCTGTTGGTCAAACATCGCATGATGCGAGCCCTGGGTTGGACATATGATCAAGATGAAAAGCCAAACGTTGACGATTGGCGAACTTTTAAAAACAATGTATAAAGTAAAAGAATTACAATTTGCAGATTTAACTTCTGCAATGGACCATGCCAAGTCACTGAATGAGTTTGTGACCATTAGCGGGCCCGACTTTGAAGTATGCGGTATCTTTGGTGTCGACTCTGTCAAGGATGGAGTTTGCCCTGACGGTGTAGTCTACGACTGGAACAAGGCAAGCCGTATTGGCGGAATGAAAAAAGAACGTGTATAAAGATTATTGTTTCTTATTAAGATTTGTAACTTGTAATGATCGATTATTGTGTCCAATTGGGTCAATCATTTTACACCTTTCTCCGTGCCATCTATTATAATTTCCCATAGACACTAATAATCCGCAGTTTGGACAAGAATATTTAGGAGGAGTAACTCCTTTGTTGGATGGCGGCTTGCCTGTTCTGGCTATAGAGATTTTGGCACGTTTCTGTGCTGATCCTATGTTTCCAGTATTAGCCAATGCTATTTTTTTCTTATGTTCTTCGGATTTAGGACGACCCTTGCCCGCCATAGACATTTTATGTCTAGACTCGTCAGTAAGATGATTA